ACCACAGCATAATAACAAGTAAAAGCCCTTCTCTCATGAACCCGATTCCTAACCGAGTCGGGTTTTTTCATTATCTTTGCATCAAACAATCAACAATGGCAGGAGCAAAGGAACTAGACTTTTCAAATTGTCGGTATAATCCTAACGACAAGAACTTCAAGAAAGATATAACGGGTGACATACCTGAGTTTAATGTGTTTAAGAGCGAACATGCAGAGAGGGTATTTGCGTATGTAGTTATGCTTTTTGATAAGAAGTCTCCACTGTGGGCAAGAGAACCCGAGTATTTCCAACGAAAGATATTAGCGGCTGAACTAGCAAAACTTCCTCTTAACGGACAGGGTAATTGGTCGGACTTCTCGAAAGAGATATTAGAGGGGCAGAACCAGGAGGTCAATGCTCTTGTGGTTTCGTATCTCGCCAACACGGGGGACATAGACTACATGATGCTTATCAATGAGCTTGTGATGTTCCATGGTTATACTATGCAGGTGTTGGATAACAAGTATGACGAGAGAGCCTACAAAACATTAAAAGATTTATCTGATGGTATAAGCGACAGGACAAGAAAGATATTTGGTTCAGGGGAGTATGATGAACTTGCAAGGGTTCGTATTCTTTTATACGAGAGTGCGGAGAAGGACAGGCAGAGACTCAACCCCGAAGCCATTGTTAAGATGATAGACCGTGATGGCGATGTTCCGAGGGACTGGAACCGTTACGGAATCAAGTATCAGGTTGAACCCATGAAAGTGATTATAGATGAGCATACACAGGGGTAGGCCACAGGAATGTAAATATGTTTATAAGAGGGCAGACGAGTATTTTGTTGTCAACTCTAACGATCCTGACTTACGCGAGATAAAGATTTCATTGCCCAAGCCCCCTCCTAATTTCCTTATTGATGGATACAACCTCCCACCTGAAGAGCAATACTTCCGAAGATTAGAGATTCCTGACAAGTTAAAAGAGATAGAGAGAAAGGCAAGGGGGTTAATGAAAGCCCGCCAAAAGACTAATAAGAACTTTGTTATAACAGGAGACAAGTTAATCAATGCTTTTTGGGATGAGTTCGAGGCACAACGAAAGCATGGTTACGATGAGGTGGTTGAGTTTGTGAAAGAGGTTGCCTGGTGCAGGATTCATGGTTATTGGTTCTTCAATGACGGCACGCCCACTTACATCACAGGAGACTACTTTGACTATCTGAACTTCTGGACCTTCATGGATGAGAAGTCCAAGGATGGCGGTTATCCTGAGTACAGGGATGCGGACAGAAGAAGGTATTTGTTTAGAGAATACGCTCAGACCACCACAGAGAAGATTATTGAGAATGAGAAGGGGGAGTTGATGGTGATCGACATGGGCGTTCGGCTTTGTTTCGGCACGGCAGAACCCAAGGGGAGAAGGTATGGTATCACAGGACAGGCTATCCATAAAGGCATGAAGACCACAATGAGTGGGTTTGGTAGGTACTTTACCATTGTTTCTATGGAGGGGGAGAACGCAGAGAAGCATTACAAGAAGAAACTTGTACCGTCATTTCAGGCTTATCCATTATGGCTTACTCCTATCTATTCAGGGTCCACGGGCAAAAGCGTGGTGTTTGATGTTGGAAGTAATGTAGGTGGGGTTGAGACCCTGATGTCTATTATGGACTATACTGACTCAGGAGGAGAGAGAAAGAACGATGGTGACAAGATGCACTATCTTCTCTCAGATGAGTCTGGCAAAACCACGGGCAGCGACATCATGGAGAGGTGGAACGTAAACAAACAAGCTATGTCTCTTGGTGGAGGATCCAATATCATAGGGTTCTCTATGCATCCGACCACCGTAGAGGAGATGGATGTGGGTGGAATGGAGTACATGAAGCTCTGTAACCAAAGTAAGTTCTACGAGAGGGGAGATAACGGACAGACTATCTCAGGGCTGTTTGAACTATTCGTTCCTGCATGGGATGGGCTTGAGGGATTCATAGATAGGTTCGGAATGAGCGTGGTTGAGAAGCCCACTGACAGGCAAAGAGAGTTACGACCCGATGCATTGTTTGCAAGGTATAATGAGGGTGCCCGCCATAATCTACAAAAGCAGTTAGATGAGCTTATCGCTAAAGGAACACCAGAGGCTATGGAGACTTATCGTAGCCGAAGAAGGAAGTATCCTATGCAATATGCTGACTGTTGGTTGGGGTCAAGCGGCGATGTAGGGTTTGACATGGAGATTATCGACAGGCGCATTGCAGGGTTAAGGCGTAACAGTAAAGTAAGAAACGGGTGGCTGAAGTGGAAGAACGGGTTTGGAAGTGATGTAATCTTTGAAGATGATGTGGAGGGGCCGTTTGAGCTGTCTATGATTCTGAGACCAGAAGAGACAAGCCTTGTTATGCAGGAGGATGCTGCTGATTACCTGACAGGAGAATGGAGAAAGCAATACAGACCAAGGCACCCCTATCGGTTTACCGCAAGTGCTGACCCCTTCGAATACAGCACCAGCCAACAAGCTAAACAAAGGGAGAGTCATTCAAGACAGTCTGATGGTGGCATAGCTGTTCTGTGGGAAAAGGATGAGCGTATTGATGGGGACAGGGAGGACACGAGGGAATGGGACTCACATCGGTTTGTTATGTCTTATCGGTACAGGCCCACAAGCCTCGAAGCGTATTGTGAAGACGTGCTGAAAACCTGTATCTATTTTGGTGCTATGCTATACGTAGAGAGGAACAAGACAGGGGTCTGGCAATACTTTGTTGACAAGGGTTACGGTGGTTATCTGATGTATGAGATTGACAGGGCCACGGGCAAGACAGCAGAGAAGCCAGGATTCGCTACGTACGAGAGAGTGAAGAATGATCTGTTCTCCTCAACCAAGGACTACATTAGATTCAGGGGGCATAGGGAGGAACACGCAAGCTATTTACAGGAGTGTAAAAACATCAAGGGTATGGAGCAGATGAACAAGTTTGACAGGTTTGTGGCTCATGCTGGGTGCCTGCTTGGGAGTCGGCAGAACTTCTATAACTTACAAAGGGAAATGAAAGCAGCACCCGATGCGGGTCAGTTGTCGGCTATTGTGAATTTCTTCAATAATCGGTAAGTCGTGCATATTTCTTATCTTTGTACCAAATGAACATCTATGGCTGAGTATAAAAGTTACAACAGTGATTATAAGAAGGACCACCTTGGCTTTCCGAGCGTAAAAACACTAGAGATAGAGAAAGACGCAGACTACCACATGCGTTGGGCAAAAGGAATTTATTCCCAATGGTATAATGGCAAGACGGCTATTCCCAACTCGTTTCAGAACGACTTTGATTTGTTAAGGCAATACGGGAGGGGGGCACAGCCTATTGAGATTTATCTGAAGAATGAGAAGCGTACCCACGGAAGCTCTAACGGCATAGATTCTACTGATGGAAACTCCATGAAGTGGGATAGGGACGGGAAGAATAATCTTGACATGCAGATTATCTCTATTGCCCCAAGGGTTAAGTCTATGATTAAAGCCTACCTTAGCAATGTTAAGGAGGACATTATCATTGATGCTGTTGACCCACGCTCAGGAGCAGAGCAGGAGGATAAGAAGTGGAGGATGTTCATGTATGCTCAGAACAAAGACTTCATTGACACTTACATGCAAAACGCTGGCATAGCCCCTGATCAGGAGGAGTTCTTGCCAGAGACCATAGACGAGTTAGAGATGTACGATCAGGCAGGAGGGTTTAAGTTAGCCCACGCCTCTGATATGGAAAGGTTGGTTAAATACTCATTAGAGCTTAGTGGTTATGAGGATGAGTTAGAGGATGAGATATATGATGACCTGATGGACTTGGGTATTGCGTGTACCAAAAAGAAGTTAGACCCCGAAGATTTAAAGTTCAAGGATTATTATGTTGACCCTAAGTATTTAGTTGTTGAGCATTCGCTTCACAATGATTTCAGAGATATTGGGTTTGTGGGGCACACTCAGTTCTACCCCATCTCTCAACTAAGAAAATTCTTACCTAATTTGGATGAGAAAGACTTTGCTGATATAGCTTATGCTTACAAATCACGCATGGGCAATCCTGGTGATTGGAAAAAGTATAATGTAATTACAGATGCGGGATCGTGGGGTTATGACAACTTCCTTGTGGCTGTGTTTGAATCTGAGTGGTTAGATCAGGAAACAGAAGAGGCTGTGTTTTACGACAATAAGAACGGAAAGACCAGCATGCTTCCTGTTAATGAAGAAACTAAAGCGGGCAAACGCAAAGAACGTTACGTTAAGAGTTGTTTAAGCAAGAGGCGTGAGGCTTGTTGGGTGATTGGAACAGACCATGTCTTTGAGTGGGGCGAGGTGAACATGCAGGACAGACCGGCTCACAACAAAACCATTTCAAATTATAATATCAGGGCGTTATCCGATGCTCCTATTATCGCACAACTAAGACCAGTGCTTGATGATATGCAGATTAGCTGGTTCAGGTTTCAGGATGCAAGAGCCAATGCTGCCAAGAGCGGGTATGCTGTCAACGTCTCTAAACTAAAAGCTATCTCTGATGGAAAGACCTCTTATGATATAGCAGGGGTATTAAAGTTATGGAAAGAAAGAGGGCTTCTTTTATATCAGGATTCTATTACAGGAAAGTATGAGGGAGGAAAGACACTTCCTGTTGACAGGCTTCCCGATACCATTCTGGATGAGTTGCAGGAGTTTGTAGGCACATGGGATCATGCGCTAAAGAGAATGGAAGATTTAACTGGTATTAATGCTCTTATCTTAGGGGCGGCCCCCGATCCCAATGCACCGGTTACTACTCAGAAGTTATCGGTAGCCTCTTCAGCTAACGCTATTAAACCATTAGGTGTTGCTATTAACGGCATAAAGAGATCAAGCGCTGAGTCCTTCATGAGACGATTTGTTTTAGCCTGTAAGGTGAGAAGGGATATTGTAGAATCTTACGAGGGAGTTATCGGCAGGAATGCTATTGACAGATTGGTGAGTGCGGGACGGTCTGCGGTAGACTATGGAATGTTCTTCCACCCAAGACCAACAGAAACTGAAAAGGCCGATTTGATGGAGTCTGTACACCTGTCTATGCAGAACCGCAGAGAGGGCAGGCCGGGCGTTGACCTTCAGACAAAGATGTTTATTGCTGAACAGTTATACGCAGGAGTTAATCTTAAATGGCTCAGGTTCTATGTTGGTTATAAGGAGAAGCAAATCTTCAAGCAGGATGAGGAGTCTAAACTCAAGATGATACAAGCTCAGGGACAGCAGAACCAGCAGATGCAGCAGGCTAAGTCACAAGCTGACGCACAGAACAAACAAATGGAGTTGCAGGGAGAGGCGTTGATTAATGATAAGAAGTCTCAGGGAGAGGTTGTCAGAGAGCTTGTAAAGAAGGACGATGACGTGTCAAAACAGGTGGCAAGACGCATGGGGTTAATCTCAGAGCAAAGCAACCCGTTAAACACTCCTCAGCCCTCCGTATAGCGCATGAAATTAAAAAGTAATACTATGAGTCCACTCAGCACCTAAAGTGGCTAAAATGTGCTTAAAAACACATAATAATATTTTTTACTATCTTTGTAGCGGAAAAACAAAACAGACAACATGGAAACAAACAACGTTCAGACACAAGATGGGCATGGTTCATATGAAGAGATGCAGGCGGCTTTAGGGATAAAGCAACCAGAGGTGCAAAAGGAAGTTCCAAAACAGGAGCCAACCGAACCAGCGGAGCCGGTACAGGAAGAGGAGGTGAAGCCCGAGGAGGGACAGGAGCCACAAGAGCCCACAGCAGAAGGGGAGGAAGAACAAACAGAAGCCTCGCAAGAAACGGTCTTTGAAATTAATGATTTTAACCAACGGTTTTCCACAGAGTTTAGTGATGAGGATCAAATCAAAGAGGCTTTAGGCTCAACCAAGAGACTGAGTGAGCTTGAAGAGCAGATTAAAGAGCTCGAATCACTAAAAGAGGAGAATTTACTTTTGAAGGAGAATCTTAACCCCATGAAGTATTTTACTTCTGAGGATGCGTTTAAGATTGAGCAATTCAGAAAGCAGTTCCCCGACAAGGCAGGAGACGTGGCATACAAGTTATTCACATCAGATGTGAGCGGCATGAGCGATAAAGACGTTCTTGCATATAACATGATGCTTGACGATCCTGAGCTTGATCACTCCACTGCCTTAGAGGTGGTAGAGAGGGACTACAACATTGAAGATGGCGAAGAGATGGACAAGGTTACAGCAGCTAAGATACGCAAGGATGCGAGGATAGCGAGAGGTGGCATTGAAAAGATCAAGTCAGAGATCAATCTTCCAGACCAGGTTAGCACAGATGCATTAACTGCTCAGCAGAGGGAGTTGCGGGCAGCCAAGCAGGAGAAGCTAAAAGAGGGATGGAGTAGCGTGGCCAAAGAGATTTCCAAGAATCTTCCTGATCTGGTGATCACAGACAAGGTAGACGGAAAGGATCAAGAGGTGTTCAAGTATTCAATATCGAAAGACTTTCCCTCAGAGATGGTAGACAAGATGGTTGACGTTATGGTACAAAGCGGTACTGAAATTGATAAGAACGCTGCTGCTACCATGATGGAGGTTGCCAAACAGACTTATGTTTCCAACAACTTCGACAAGATTGCCAAGGCGATACGTGAGGATGCGTTAGCCAAGGCAGAGGAGGCGAGGTTAAAGAAACAGCATAATCCCGGCACACCTAAATCACAGGGAGAACCCGTGAAAGACAAGAGTAAAGACGGACAACAAGAGTTGCTGGCTAATCTTGGAGGGTTCCAACCCACACGAATGTTTAAATAACTTATTAAAAAAATAAACTATTATGGCTTACACACCTGCTACGAGTAACACAGTAACCGCACCCGTCAATTCGACGTATGCATCGCTGTACTCTGCTCAATTCGAGCCGGACGTAATGCGTCAGATTTTCAAGACGTATGGTAAATCGTTTGGCGTTATAGACTTCCTGCGTATGGCAGGGAAAGAAATCTCCCTGAAAAGGGACTCTCTCACTTCATTTGCGCTTAATGCGCTGAACCGGCCTGTTAAGGTTAAGACTGCTGTTAATGGTATGAGTTCAACAGGGTTTGATTTTTACATTGATCCTGATGACTACGACACCAATGGTGACACCTTCCTGCGGGTAGGAGACACCATTATGGTTCCTGGTTATTACTTCGGTAAGGAGTATGACATTCTTTGTAATGTCGATGTTGTTGGTGCGGACGAGGACACGCTGACAGAAACCACTCCTTTTGAAACAGGACTGACTCAAACAAATGAAGATTTCCCTGCTGGTGGATTCCTGCAAATAGGACCAACGTCTCATGCAAGGGGTACAGATCAGCCTGCTGCAAGAAGCCGTGGAATGACATCGAACACCTTCTATACTCAAATCAGTAAAGAAACTACTGACTTTGATGGAGGCCTTCAGGCCCAACAGTTGTATGCTACTCCTTCAGGAGGACTGTGGGGAATGGCTCTTGCTGATGCTGAGTTCTCACTTGACTACCAACAGTCAGTGGCTCTGTGGCAAGGTACCACTAACACCAACTCTGTCGCTGAGACTGACGCACGATCTGGCACCTCTTCAAGAAAAGGAACACAGGGTATGTGGTTGCATGCAGATGCTGATGGACAAGATCACGAATACATTGACAGCTTCACAGTGAAAGACCTTGATGCTATTGATGACCTGTTAAAGGCTCGTGGTGTAATGGCTACTTCTGCCGGCGTACTTGTTGGACACAAGCTGTTCAAGCAAATGCAGGACGCTGCGCACGATTATACTCAGCAGTATTCAGGAGGTTCCGACCTGTTAAGCGAGAACATGACCAAGTTGGGTTTCACCCCGACCACATGGAATCGGACAGGTATTGATTACCGAATGGTTAACCTTAGCCAACTGAGCGACCACAACACCTTTGGTGCAAACCAAAAAGAGTTCTGGACATATGCTGGTTTGGTTATCCCTGATGAGCAAGTGACTATTCAGGATTCTTATGCAGGCATCTACAACTCTAACGGACAAGAGGGAGGTAAAGTAAGTCTTCCTAACGTTGCGATTGGATACCTGAGAAACCAAGGAGAAGACAGAACCCGAATCGTTCAGCCGGTGGCTGGTGTAAACGGCATGGGAATGGCTGCTTCTAACACCTATGACAGGTTCCAGATGGCTTATCTTTCTGAGTACGCTCTTGTAGCTAACGAAGTAGAAAAGTGGGTACGTCTGATGAAAGACAGTACTACCTAGATAATAATTGTGGGAGGCTTAATTGTCCTCCCACTTTTTCTTTAAAAACAACAACAACAACTTAAAAGGAAACAACATGATTTACGTAAACGGAAAGATGGTTGACTTCAAAAACAGGAAGTCAGACTATGAGTTCGCGGACATCGTCTCGGACTATCACTCAACAATCAATGATCTTCAGAATAAGCACAAAGGATCGGTAAGGTTTGTTACCCGCAGACCCCTTCGTGTTGACCCTATCACCAAATCTGTTCGTCCCACCAAAGCATATTCATGGCCAAACAAACTCAAAAGGATTACTCCTAATGGAGTAGAAGAGTGGGTATATTCACGATCAGTGGCCACCGTGAAAGATGGAGTGGTTAATTCCAATGACCCATACTTTCAGGTTACAAGGGGGGAAGTTACCTTTCGGACAGATGAAGACCCCGACTTTATTTATTTCTTACTACACCACAGGGCAATAAAGAGTGGCAGGTTGCGTATTGACGATCCAGAGGCCGATCAGCGCCAACGTGCCGATGCTATGAGACTGGAGTCCAGGTTTAAGGATATGATTTATTCTGAGAACTCCCCGCTGTATGATGATCTGGACAAGTTGAAGGTCATTGCCCGTAAGTGGGGTGTGGGTGGAGTAGATGATAAGTCTGAGCCCGCTCTTCGCAATGCGCTGTTTGATGCGGTACAGAACGGAGAGAACAAGAAGAAGAAGGGACAATCAGCCCACGGCATTGATGAGTTTCTTAACGACTTCAACATGGGAGAGGGAGTGAAGGTTGGTGCTGCTATTCAGCAGGCTATCGACAAAGAAATCCTTTCCTTTAACAGGCAGACCAACGAATGGATGCTTATTGTGGACAAAGACCAAATGCCACTATCACTGATGATGGTACAACCCACCGATGTCTCCAAAGCACGTGTCAAGCTCTCAGAGTACCTGATTAGAAACAAGCATGACTTTGCTGTACTCGAAAAAGTCTTAAAAGGAGATGCGGTTATTAAGTACGGACAGGTCATGGACAAACATAACACCACCATACCACGCACGGTAGAGCTGGAGAGCCTTGAGAACGCCACGTATAATGACATGAAGAAAACAGCCAGTGAGCTCAAGATGGGGAAAGACGCAATTGGAAAAAGTAAAGAAGAACTACGGGAGATGCTGAGGGAGAAGCTCTCAGAGATCGCTCAGACAGCATAGTTGTTTCCGGTTGGTTGTTTTTCTGCCGAGCCCGCAAGATTCGTCCTGCGGGCTTTTTTGATAGAGTAAATCCTCTATAATTCTCATTTATCGGTTAAATCCTCGATAATCCCCCATTAGAGTAATATTTCGTATCTTTGTAACCAAAGAAAGATAATTATGAATAACGGTAGAATATGGGACATTGTTCATACGATATTAAAGAAGGAGCCACGTGGCAACATTCTAAAGCCCGCACGGTTTAGCCATCTTCTTGAGCAGTGCAACTTAGAATACTATAATCAGCAGTATGAGAAGTGGTCAGGCTCACAGCTTATCCTTGATAGTCTACAGCCGTTTATTGTATTAGATGAAACTGTAACATTCACAACAGGCAGCGCTAATGTATCTGGACTTGCAGAGGACTATAAGCACCTTATTGCAGCCCGTCACGCCACAAGCGATGCTAAGGTTGATGTTGTCAGCCCTAATGAGTGGAATGAATGGATAGGGGATGCGGTGATGAAGGGCACTACTAGTTATCCACTAATGACAGCCAACGCTACCGCACTAAAAGTTTACCCAACCGACATTACCTCTCTAACTGTATCGTATCTACGCAAGCCCACAACCCCCATATTCGACTATTACTATGATGCTCAATATACGGTTCAGTATTTGACGGAGGGACAGCCTGCATACGAGTTACAAACAGGAGAGGTTGGCAGCGGAGGAGAAACGGCGGGTACCGAAGTAACAAGCGCAAGCGTAGATTTAGAATGGAATGACTTCGATATTGTGAATATCATCTCACTTGTTCTTGAAAAGGTAGCGATAAGTTTATCTGCTCCCGATATAGCTCAATATGCAATGGGATTAGAACAGAAACAAAACGTAATTTAACATGACAAAAGCAGAGTGGATTTCAACTATTAAGAATACTTTAATGAAGATTGACGAGACGGGTATCTATCGTGAACCTTTGTTAGAGAAGCATATTCAGTCTGTGTATGAGCAGATGTATAATGAGCTGTACAGGAGGGATAAAAGGGGGATTTCCAAGTACGCCAGTATTATTAAACAGGCGGTAGCGGATAGCGTGTCTATTGCGGATGGGATTGCGTTAACCACAAAGCCAATATCTTTACCAAGACAAAACGGAGGCGTGTTTGATCTTTATATAGATGAGTCTATTTATCAGGATTGGTTCTTGCCTTCCAGGGATGAGATGGAGGCTCTGATTGTTCAGTTAGATTCTGACTATTCAGATGACAAGCCAAACATATATAAAGACGAAGATGAATTAAATTCAGTGGCTATATTCTGGACCAGCTCTGAGGATAGCGCCACGGAGGCTTATTTGTATCACAGGCTTATTGATTCATATGTCGCTTATCCCAAAACGGGTAATTGGGATGATGTAGATAGGGATATAGCGGTCTTGCCCATTCGTACATTTACCGATACAGACGGTACTTATTCATTGGGTGATACTGGTCCTGCGGGAGGTTATATATTTTATATTGACGGCACAACGGTATATGAGGCGAAAAGAAAAAGAATAGCAGTTGTTTCTGAGTGGTCCAACATTACCAGCTCTTTGGTTGGGGGCACTGGCACAGCAATAGGCACGGGAGCGGCTAACACATCCGCTATTATTGCACAGACGGGACACACGGATTCAGCGGCAGAAGAGTGTGATGATCTGTATCTAAGTTATGGAGATGCTAATTATCTGTGGATATTGACAGATTATCAGAATTACAAATATGCTTCTGTTGATGCGTTTAATACGGTTGGAATGATGGGTAAGTTGTATGCGTCTGTATTAGGAGGCTCTGTTTATGCTGACGATACCGAAACAAGTGGTTTAGCATATACGTTGGCGATTCGCATGATACCTAAATTTACATCTTTATCATCCACTGATGAGGTGGTAATACCAGAGGGGCATGAAGAGATGTTTATAGACAGGATTATAGACACGGTAAAACACATGACACCGACTGATTTAATCAATGATAACGCAATACAATAATGGCTAAAAGAAGTGGACTCATAACATTACAGTCCTTTTTAAGGAAGTATTTTGTAAAGACGGGAATAGATGATGATGAATTTCACCGCTATCATGTAATTGCTGCTGACGGGTTAAGGGATTTGGCTATTCATCACCTGCCAATATCCAACACAAAGGTTCTTACCATTGATTCGGACAACCTTACCGCAGACTTCCCCGATGACTTTATAGACTATATCTATTTAGCGGTAGAAAGAGACGGAAGGTGGTGGACATTTACAAGAGACGACAGGATGGTTGACAAGACCATTGCTAATATAATAGGAGCGGACTTAGGGATTGTAACTACGGTTGTTGGTCCAGGTGCTGTGGGAGGAGAGAATGCCTATTGGTTTAAGCCCGACTACGAGAATCACAGGTTCTTGTTCTCAGGAACATCTTCTTCTGATACGGTTGTCTTGAACTATCAGAGTACAGGAGTAGAGTCTGTGTCTTACTCCTCGACTACAGATATTGAGTTCCCCGTCTATGCAGAGGACGCTATGGAGAAGTAT